CCACGAGTATTCCAACCACACCATCTGGACTTTCGTCCAATCAAGTGTAGCCTTGATACTCGGGTCACCGTTCCATTGCTCGTAACTAATACGCGAGTCAACAGGGACGCCACCCGTTGGAAACTGCGAATCAGAACGGATGACAACGAACATACCCGCAGGGTTGGTCGTCGTAGGCGTTGACTGTTCAAAGAAAATGCCGTTGCCATCGTCAAAGATGCCAACACGTTGAGTTTGTCCGGCAAGGGGACCGCCGAAGTTGACGTTGGACGCTACGTACATCGACTTTCCCGGCTGATAGCGATGGTACGGACGCGACTGACGAATGGTGATATCGCCCGGAGTACTGATCTGCATCTGTACGCCGCCAAGCCCCGGCTGCTGAAGAATAGTCGCCGTACCCGCTGTGGAGTACGTGAACTGTTCCCAACGCAAGGGCTGCGCACCGTATTCAAAGTCGGCGTCATAGATGTTCTGATGTACAGACATCTTCTGACGACCGTTGGTGTCACGGACACGCGGATCGTTCACCATGTAACCGGCGTTCAACAGACCCTTCTGGGTCAGCGGGCCACCACTATTGGATAGCCCATTGTTAAACCCCGGAGTACCCGCGTCATAAATTACGTTAGGCATAATAACCTCCTAATTGATCAGAGGATTAATACGTCTGAACCGGCGGGTTAGAAATTGGCGAAGTCGGCGTCTGCTGGTACCACGAACCATCCGGATTGCGAAGGACGTAGTTGAACGCGAGAGCAAACGATCCAGCCGTGATGGTTGGCGCCGTACCACTCGTGAACGTGTATACCAACTGCAACATCGCATCCGACGTACCCGTGTTCTGAATCATCGCCAACGGCGTAGCCGACGAGGTATACACAATCGGAGCCGTTTGAGTCGTAGCGCCGGTCGTAGCACTACCTGAGTTGCTCGTAGCGTAAATACCAATGGTCGGCAAGTTAGCAGCGACAAGGTTAATCGTCGCAATGGTTTGCGCCGTCGCGTACGTCGTACCCGGAGCGCCAATCAAGTTGACACTAATAGTAAGCGCTGTCGGGGAACCACTAAACGTAAACAACTTGGTGCAGATGAAGTCAATGTTGTCGATGTACGAACCCGCCGGGAAGACGATGGGGTAGTTGACACCCTGCACCGTGTTCACTGGATACGATGTATATGGGAACGAAGCCGCAGGAATTGCAGCCACCAACAGCGAACTTTCAGCAACGCTGACAAACTGGAAACAGTCCTGCGGGCCGGTGTTACGGTAACCGCCGGTATTGCTATTCAACGAACCCGTAGTCAGGAACGACGGCGAAGGCGTGTTCGACGAAACAATGACAGGGTTGTTGTTCTTAACAGTGCCGCTCAGAAGCGGGCCGAGAAAAGTACGAAGACTCATTTTCTAATCCTTACCCCTTGCAGGGGGAAATTCGTTTAGTGGTTTCTGCAAATCCCGCTAGGCCGGTCCACCAAACTAAAATCCTAGAAAAAGGAGGTGGGCAATGCGTTCAACCCTGCCCGTTACGTTACCGCAACACCTCCTAGATCATCTTAGGCTACGCCGAACGCGCCGAGCGGATCCGACCAACCGAACGAGTAACGCTCACGGCTCTTATACCGTACGTTGCCCGTGTCGAAGTCGCCGTCCATGCTGTTCTGGAGAGCCACACGCTCAAACATCTTCAGGCCGTTCGGAACGTCCGTGAGAATGTAATAGCCGTGGGTGTCGGTCAAGAAGTGGTTCACTTTGAACCCTTCGCTGATCGTGCCCATCGACTTCAGAGCGTTGATGTCGTTGTCAGTCGTACCGACACGGAGTTCCGTGTCGAGAAGACGCTTGGCGACGAACATCTGGTTTGGCGGAACCACCAACTTGCGTGGCTTCGCAGCGATCAACAGGCCGCGCTCGTCGGTCCAAGCCGCGATCTGAATGGTAGCCGCTTCAAGCGACGTTTCATTCAAGTCTGGGCTGGTCGAGAAGGTGTTGCTGTTGGTCGCGCCGCTGACAAGCGGATGCGCCGTCGAGAACAAGGGGACGCCATCACCACCGTTGAAAGAGGTGCTGAAGCCGTTGTTGATAACAGCCGCCGCCTTGTACTGCTTGGTGTACGCCATAGCACGAGCGAGTGCTTTGGTGTAACGCTTCGACAGTGAGTCGTACAGGTTATCTTCAATCGCTTCTTCCGTGATGGAGAAGCCCAGAGCGATGGTCTCGTGGTTGTAACGAGCGGTCCATGCTTCCTGCGCATTGTCGTACGCAATCGCCTGACCTTCGTTCTTGACCGGAGCCGCGTTGAAGCCAGAGAGTTTCGTCTCTTCTTCAAACGAACGCTCAGAGGTCTCGACCTCAAACAGTTCTTTATGTTCTTCACCGTAAGAAGCGTACTCAAGACCGAACAACGCGTTCAGGCCGGGAAGCAGTTCCTTAAGGAGTTGTGCGCGTGAAATTGCCATTTGTAATTACTCCTTAAACGCCGATAGCGTTCGTGTAACTATGGTAACCGAAGTTCCAAGACACGATTGCTTCTGGGTAACCAACAAACGTCATATTAACCGTAGCAGCCGCAGTGATTGAGTTAGCAATCGTTACAGCCGTACCGTTCACGTTTGTCACATAGTTATAATCACCCGGATAACCACCGGTTGTGTAACCCGTACCAGCCACGTTTGATACAATGACTTGCATACCAGCCTGAAGGCCAGTAACCGCAGAAGCCAAAGTAATAGCGGTGGTAGACGAAGTACCCGAACCAGATAGCGTAATCGCCGTATCTGGGACAAGTTGGACGATGCGGAAAGGAAGCGTCGTAGCAGTACGAACAATTCCCGAACCGTTAGACGGAGCCGTAGGCGAAGTCACACCAGCCAAGGAGTCACCCGAAGCAGTCGTACCCGTACCCACCGCAGCGGCAGACACGTTTGAGCCAACATAGGCTTGCGAGATATACCCAATCGCAGTCAGTGCGTTAGACGCACCGGCTGAAGACTGAGCAAGACACGCAACACGGAAACACGCTTGAGGATCATCGACTACGTAGCCAATGATATCTTGCGCGACAGTGTTAGCAGGGTAGTACTGGTAACGGTTTTTGCCGTAAATCGGACCATTCGGGGATGAGAACTCAGCGCCAACGAAAATACCGACGTTACCCGGATCGGTAGTCGTTGCAGCGGTACTATAAGTAATACCACTCTTGACAAGTGTACCAGCGGCGTACTTGACAAGATCTCCGTTAAACAAGTTCGTATTATACGCTTCAGCAATTGGAACCATACGGGTCGAACCCGAATAGACCCGACCGCCGATCAGGTTTACGGGCTTAAAGCCGTAAGGTGCTGAGACAGTAGGATAAGCCATTTAAGACTCCTAAAAGTTATTTGCCACGTCCAAAAGAGATCTGCGATTTCTTTTCAGCGAACATATCCATGTTCGACCGCTTATCTTTTTGAGACAACATATTGTTATCAACAGCCTCCAATTGACGCTGTGCTAAGTCTTGGAAGTATTTCCGCCGAGACTCAACAAGTTCTTCTGGGGCTTTGCAAAGCAATAGACCGCCAATCTCCACACCATCCGGATACCGGCTGTTGGGATTGTTGTCACGCTGGTGCATGATTTCCGGAACATCAGCAGCCTTCACAGGCTCCCAACCTTCGCGGAACATCGTAGAGACATTAGTCGGATCATTCTGACCCATCACGCTTGTACGGATGTACTTAAAAGACCATCCGGGAACGGGGTTGGGGTCAGGGAGAATCGACGCAGGACTCCAAGTCATTTTTCGCTTGGATGCTTCACGATTTTCCAGTTCACGAGTCAGACGATTCTCAGCCATTGTTGTTCTCCAGTTTCAAAACTTCACGGGCATACGCTTCCGGACTAATTCCCAATCGTTTAGCAATTGCAGCCTGAGAGGCTGTGATTCGGATTTGTCGAGGCGCAGTAGACCGTGTAGCAGAGGCCACAACAGTGCTGTTCATTTTGCGCGTGGGCCGTTCAGGCTCATCGTTGTCTTGCGCCTCACCGAAGTTTTCGGGGAAGCGTTTCTTCATCGTCCTATCAACTCGTGCGTAGTAGTCGTCGCTTGTCGGATCGACTCCCTCACGGACCAATTTCTCATGCAGACCCAGAGCGAGGGCGGTCATCTCCTCGTCTTTCCCGAACCACCTATTTTTGTCGCGCCATGCTTCGGCTTTTTGGTCCGGGCGGGGTGCGGATGGATTCTGGAACTGATTCTGTTGATGGTGTTGTACACCATTTTCTTCGTCAGGTAAAGAAGGTCTAAATGACGCAACTTCACGCAGTTTGAGTTTTGCGTCCGTCAGTTTGTCCTGTGCGTCCGCAATACTTTCGGCATCTCCACTTTCATACGCCGTCTTGAGTGCTGACTTAGCAGCCATCATCTCGGTGGTTGCAGCGGCAGTAGTCTCCTTAGCAAAGATCTTTTCACCCGTGCTAAGTCGTTGTTTTAACTGCTTATTTTCCTCATAAGCCTGTTGAGCAAAACGAAGAGCCTCCTCTCGCTCCCGAGAAGCGGTTTCTTTGGCCCGACGCTCGTCGTGCCAGACTTTCTTCATCTGCTTGATGCGGGTCTGGACCTTCTCCGAATATTCTTCTAGATCATCCCTTTCCAGATCCTTGACGAGTTCCTCCGGCAGAGGCGTCTTATTACGGTCCTCCGCAGGACTATCGTCCTCAATTTCGACCCTAAACTCTTCGTTTTTCTCAGCCATGATCACTCCTTAACCTGCGCGACCGATGCCACGGGGATCCTCAACGGTCCCGTCAACACTGTCGTCGTTGATAATTCTCCACTCTGTGCCGTGGATCTTGATGCGGGTACCGCTGTAAGCCCGGACGACCACGAAGTCGCCGACCTTACACCACGGACCCGATGGGAAACGTGTCGGATCTTTGTAGGCATCGGGGCCGATCTTGGCGACAAAAAGCACGATTGTGGTCTGTTCTTCGACCTTAACGGCTTCTGAAGACTTGATGATTCCCGACTCGCCAAACTCTTCCTCGACCTTGGGCACCATGCACAGCAATTTGAACCCTGACGGGTCCGGTAATTGCTTTGCCTTGCGCTCTACCTCAGTCAATGTCTTATCGACATTAATGTCACTCATCGTCTTGCAACTCCTCATCGTTTGCGACCCTTCGGGCCGTTTGTTTGATCAACTCAATCGCATAATCAAACCCTTGAATAAGACCGAGTGAACGGTAGTATTCCTGCTCAAATGACACGCCTTTTAAGATGTGCCCTATGATTCGTTCGCGCTGCTGTTGAAGTTTCTTGGTGAGAAACTCTGCTGCGGTATCTGTCTGCATTTGCTACCCCTTAATCATCTGAATCGTCATCGTCTTCACCTGACTCATCCTCTTCATACTTTTCAGACTTAACCTCGCCACCCTTCGCCATATTCTTAATTTCATCGCGACGGATGTCGTGTTCGTCCAACTTATGAGCAACATCGGCTTGGTGTTCAGCCTTCATATGCGCCATATCTACACCGAGTTTGGCTCCTTCCAATTCGTGCTTGGACTGCTCTAACTGATGTTGATCGGCTTTGTGTGCCGTATCTGAAATGTGCGTGCGCTTCTTGTGCGCGATATCTACGC